CCTTAACGTAGTAAGAGATAGCGGTACTTGGGTGCCTGTTTCTGACCCTTTCTTTGAGACTATCGATGACCCAGATCTATATAATGAAAATGTAGATATTGGGTTCATTGACTACTATGACAACGCCGTAAAAAACGGCGAAAGCGCGACAGTTAGCGAAAGTAGCAAAGCAATGACAGCGGCTGCCGAAGACGAACAATGCCCACCGGCAACGCAGGACATCAAAATAAATCTCAGAAATAGGCGTAAAGCTATCGCCGTCGCTGCTTACGGTCCGCTAAACCCAGCAGAAGAAAACGCTGATTTTTGGGATGAAAAAGCCACTCTATGGTCTGTCACATCAGATGAAGCAAAAAAGAGTCTTTGCGGAAATTGTGCTGTTTTTGTTATTTCTGACAGAATGAAGAATTGCATCGCAAGTGGTTTAGAACAGGGCGGTTCTGGGTCATCAGATGCCTGGGGAGCAATTGACCAGGCAGAACTAGGGTATTGCGAGGCGTTTGATTTCAAGTGCGCCTCTAGCAGAACTTGTGATGCCTGGGTTGCTGGTGGGCCACTCGTGAATGATATAAAATAAAGTAGAGGTGCTGGCACATGATTAAGTTCTTTGGAGAATCTCCTCGATATCTTCTTTTCACAGATGATACTAATGCTGTAATTATTGACAAGTTCACTAATATGGTTGATGAGGTCGGAACACTTGCTATTTTGGCATCTGCTCACATGTGGAAAAATACTGGTATTGAGGTTGAAAAAAGTCAAACAGACTTGGCCGCAGGCGCATTAGCTGATCTACAAGTTCAGGTTGTGGTCGCGTCTGCTCGTATGTACACCATACCAAAGTCCGCTCAGGCAGAAGCTAAAAAAGCTCTCGAGTGGCGTAAAGAGCATGACCGTGGCGGCACTTCAGTAGGTCTAAACACAGCAAGAACTCTGGCCAATGGCGGTCAAATTGGCATTCAAAAAGTTCGTCACATTGCTAAATACTTTCCTCGCCACGAGATAGATAAAAAGGCAAAAGGCTGGAAGCCTGGAGATGACAACTTCCCATCTAATGGAAGAATTGCGTGGGCACTTTGGGGCGGTGATGCGGCCTGGAGATGGGCTAGTGCAATCGTAGAAAGTGAAAATAAAAAAGCAGTTCGAGCAGACGGCTATATTATTGAATCAGACGGTAGTTCTATTGAAGATTACGAACTGCCAACAGCGTACGGCACTGACTTAGACGCATTTAGCAATGAAGATGTACTTTTTGTTGCTAGAACACGTTCTGACGAAGCAGGCATAGACAGACTGTACATAATTGACGACGAAGGTCGTCCAGCGGTTTGGGACGACGGCCAATGGGACTACGCTGCGTTATCTGAAGACGCGGACATTTACGCAATAGATCGTGCGCTTGATGAAGAAGATGAAGATGGCATTGAAAGATCGCATATTGTCATTGACGCTGCGTCATCGCTTATTGCATCAGCCTATCTTCAGACATCTCCATTTTCTTCAGTATCTATTGCCGATCTTGACCCTGAAGAAGCCGCTTTAATAGCTTCTACAATTGATCATATGGACTGGTCAGTAGTTGATGCAGTTCTCACTGCAGCCGGCGAAGCGCCAATGGACAGTACTCCAGGTGAGTATACCCCAGAAGAACGAGCACAGCGTGCGCGCAAGCAAGTTAGAGACAAAGGCGGAAAGTTTGCGTCTAAAGGCTCGAGAGTTGTTATCGGTGGCGACACTTCCAAGCGTGGAAACATTACAAAGATCGACGCCGCTCGACAATCAGTAACTGTTCAACTAGATAGTGGACAGTCCGTTGATGTGCCAGCGACAGAAACGCAAAAAGAAGAAACGTTTACCCCAACGCCGCAAGAAGCTCCTGCTGGTGAAAGTGCACCTTTAGACTTGTCAGGGATCATTGGTAAGCCACGTGCGTCAGTAAACAATCCGAAGGCTGTTATTCCAAATGGACTACCAGCTCTTACGTCAGATCAACTTGGACAGGTTCTTGCTGACTTCCCAGCTTGGGTACAGAGTCAAAGAAATGCCGCAGAAAAAAACAAATACACTCCACCAAGCAAAGAAGACCTCGCAAAGCAACAAAAAGATGTAGTAAAAAAAGTTGAAGGATTTGCTGGAGAAAAGCTAATTCTAGGAGATTTGCGTAAGCACCCTCTTTATGCTAAGCTTTTTAAGAAAAATCCGAAATACAATCTTTACTATGACTATAGGCCAATAACTTCTGCGGTAACTACTGCAGAAAAAGCAGAAGAGCTTACTCCGCAAACTTCAGATGTTCAGCCAATGTATATGGCAATTGTTTCTCCAGAAGATCCATCTGCAGTTTTTGATCTTGTAGCGGTAGTACCAGCGTCTACTACATCTACATCACCGATGACGTACAAACGCGAAGATGCTGAGTGGGTTAGAGATGAACAAATTCTTTCAGATCTTCAGTCACCAACTCCTCCACCAGTTGTACCTCTTGACGGTGACAATCTTATGGACGTACTCAAGCAGGTAGATAAGTCAGTTACAGCGGCAGCGTATAGCGATTTTCTAGAAAACGATACGGCAATTGTTTCTGCTGGCGGCGCTGACCGTAATCGTGGGCAGGCCGAAAAACTTCGCCACTATTGGACATTCGGGCGCGGTGCTCTAAAAATTAGATGGAATACGCCAGGCGACTGGACGCGATGCTACCGCCATTTGATGAAGTATATGGGCCCTCGTGCAAAAGGCTATTGTTCATTACGCCATAAAGAAATGACAGGCGTATGGCCTGGAAGCAAATTTAATATTGGCAAAAAGAATAAGAATCTGCTCAAGGCAAGCGCGTTTAATGAAGTACTCGTGCCAGACGAAGAGCAAGTACTTTCTGTTTTGTATATGAATGCTCGAATTGCTGATGCAAGATCACGTGTGCTAACTGCCGGCGGTGAAAGCATGCAACACGCCGGGAGTAAGTTTAGAATTCCTCTCGTAATTCCAGAAGGTAAAGAATCTGGCGACGGTCGTAAATTTGGAAAAGGTTCTATTGAATATAGAGAACTTCCTTTACCTCTACTTTGGCAAGTTAAAACAGCAGATGGCCATGATGGCTCTGTTGTTGTTGGCAGAATTGATCATATGGAACGCACAGACGATGGCATTGGCAATGCATACGGAGTATTTGACGTAAGCGAGTATGGTAAAGAAGCAGAACGTATGGTTCGTGATGGATTTATTCGCGGTGTCTCTGCAGATCTTGACAAATTCGAGGCTAACGAAGAAAACGATGACGAGTCTACTGAATTAGAAAATAAAACCAAAAAGAAAAAGAAAATTGGCGGAGGCAAAATCAATATTGACCATGCCCGAGTTATGGCAGTTACTATTGTACCAAAGCCTGCATTTCAAGAATGCAGAATCTATTTAGAAGAAAACACAGATGCAGGCGAAAGCCAGGAGGCAGATATGACACAGGCACCAGACGGCATTTATGCTGAAGATGTAGAAAGCAGTGAAGCACAAGCAATTGTTGCATGCGGAATGATTGCTGGCGCTATTCCAGCAGTTCCACCAGCAGATTGGTTCGTAGACCCAAAGCTCAAAGCACCGACGCCGCTAACAGTTAGTGATGACGGCCGAGTATTCGGTCATATTGCTGCATGGCACGTTGATCACATTGGTATGACTGCTGGGACAAAGCCACCGCGTAGCAAAAGTAAGTACGCATACTTTCATACAGGCGTAGTTCGTGCTGATAATGGCAAAGACTACCCAGTAGGTCAATTGACTCTTGCTGGTGGCCATGCTTCTCTTGAGGCCAGTGCTATTGACGCAGCTCGACACTACGACGACACTGGCTCTGCGATTGCCGATGTACACGCTGGAGAAGATGCGTATGGTATTTGGGTTGCAGGCGGTCTTCGTCCTGCAGCGTCTCCTGAGCAAATTAGAGCACTTCGCGCATCTGCTCCTTCAGGCGACTGGCGCCCAATCGGCGGTCAACTTGAGCTCGTAGCTGTTTGTCAAGTAAATGTTCCTGGGTTTCCAATTGCCCGTGCTCGAGTAGCATCTGGTCAGGTGTACGCACTTGTCGCTGCTGGCGCTCAAGTACTTGCAAAAATGAAAAATGATCCAGTCACAGAGCTTCTACAAAGAGTCACAACTCTTGAGTCAAAGCAAACTAACGAACTTTCTGCAAAGGCCAATAGTGCTAAGCAAAAATTTGCAGAAATTAGAGCTAGTAAAAACTCTGAACTTTCTTCTAAAGCTGCAGAACTATCTGCTCGCGTGCGCGCAGAAATGTCGTCAGTAGCTGCAGCGGCAGAGGCAGACACCGAGCCTACCGAGAGTCTGCAAGCAAGAATCGCGTCAGCTGCCGCCGAAGCGGAACTTGCCAGTATTTCGTTGCGGGCCCGTAAGCGCCTAGCCAGCGAAGGAAAAGCATTGCCAGACGGTTCGTACCCTATTCGCAATGAAGGTGACCTTAAGAACGCGATCCAAGCGTTTGGTAGATCAAAGAAAACTGACAGACCAAAAGTACGCCGCCACATTGTAAAGCGTGCCCGGGCCCTCGGAAAATACGACGTTGTACCGAAGGAATGGAAGTCAGCTGCAATCGTAGCTGAGGATGCCGCAGATCTTCGTGCCCAAGTTGCTTCTGCAAAAGCTGCTCTTGAGTCAAAAAACACTGAAAAAACGGAAAGTTAGAAGCAGTTATGGCAAGGCCAAAAGGCTATTATGTTTCAGGTGTAAATCAACCTCGTGACGTTAAAGGTAAGTTTCGTACAGTTCTTGCAAGGTTGAAGCAAGACCTAGGAACCAGCGGTCTTCAGGACGTTGTTGAAAAAGTGCAACTAGCAGAAAATATGGATAACGCAGGCAACTACACTGCTGCTGTTGCTGCTGCGGCCGATCTTTTGTCTATTATTGATAGGCTAGACTCAGGCTCACTCAACCCGCAATCCCTTGAAAACATTAGGTCTTCGGCACAGGCACTAGGGCAAGTTATCTCTAACCTACCTCTTCCGTTTGCTGATCAAGGAGCCAAACTTCGTTTTAGTGATCTCCCTCCAGTTCTTAAAAATCTTATTAAAGACATGGTTAAAAAGGTTGAAGCAAAGATCGGGCAAGAAGATGCCAATATTGCAACACAAAAACTTAAAAGTTTTCAATCTGGCGGAGACGTATTTTCACAATCAGAGATATCTTCTGAAATGAGTACTATGTTAAGGCTACTCACTTAATTGTGATAATATAAGACCTAGGCAAGTGCCTTCACACTTAGTGTGTTTGAAGTCCCTTTCCATGGACAGAAACCCGAGACGCACCCACAAGGGGTGTGTCACTGACTGGCCCAGAGGAGGGACAGTGGACCGTATCAAGCAAATGCTCGACACAATTACAGAGCTGACCGACGATCAAATCGCCGAGCTTCAGACTGCAATTGTAACCGAGTTTGAAACGGTTGAGGGTTCGGAACCAACCACAGAAACAGTAGATGCCATGACTACACTTGCAGACATGCTCGACACAGTTCGTGACGAAGCTAAGCGTCGTGATGCACAAGCTCAAGAGCTTGCAACACGCGCAGCCGAAGCCACAGACCGTGTCAAGAGTGCCGCAGAAGAAATGGTAGACCCAGAGGCAATGCCTGCTGAAGAGGAGACTCCTGAAGAGGAAATCGCCGAAGCACCAGCAGACGCTGAAGGAAAAAAGAAGATGCCAATGATGGCTGAAGCTTCTACTGAGACTGAGGAAGTCGCCGTACTTTCAACCGAAACAGAAAACACCGCAGAAGCTGCGACAGACCCAGAGGAAGCGCAAGACGCTGCCGCTGATGTACCTGAAGAAGCAGAAGCAAGCACACAAGAAATCACAATTGCTCTCGAGGTAGAGCAGGAAGGTCAGGAGGCACCAACGATGACTGCCGCCGCTAATGAAGAGGGCATGAATGTAGAAGTTCAGGCTCCGGCTGATCGCCGTCCAGTGCAGGTAACAGAAGCAGCTCCGGTGACAATCACCGCAGGTGCAGACATTCCTGGTTACACTGCCGGTGGTCAAATGAATGATTCAAACGATATTGCTGAAGCTATGGTTTCACGCTTGCACGGTCTTCGCCGTGTTAAGGGTGGCGACGGCGAGCAGCACATCGTTGCATCAATCACAACACAATATCCAGAATCACGAGTTCTTAACCAGGACACAGAGTCAAACATTGCTAAGATTAAGGCAGTCGCTTCTCCTGAAGCTCTTGTCGCTTCTGGTGGTCACAGTACTCCGTTCGAAGTTAAGTATGACATTTTCGGTTTCGGCACAAATGATCGCCCAATCCGTGACTCGCTCCCTCGCTTTGCAGCAGACCGTGGCGGTATTCGCTACATCTTGCCTCCAGTGCTGGGCGACTACGGTAACGCCGTTGGTGTATGGACAAACGCTGTTGATACAAACCCAGGAACAGATGTCAAGTCAAGCCTTACTGTAACTGCTGCAACAGAAACAACCGTCGCTACAGACGCTGTTACATTGCAACTTCAGTTTGGTAACTTGATGACACGTGCTTACCCAGAACTTGTTGCTCGTCACAACGAACTTGCTCTTATCCAGCATGCTCGTGAAGCTGAGCAGTACATTGTAAGCAAGCTTTCCAGTGCTTCAACAGCAGTCACATCAACAAGCCTTATTGGTTTTGCTCGTGACTTCCTTGTTCAAGTTGGTCGTGCTTCTGCTGCCTACCGTTCACGTCACCGTCTTGATCCTGCAATGCAGCTCAAGGTTATTGCGCCATCTTGGCTTAAAGATGCAATGCGCGCTGACCTCGTTCTGTCAATGCCTGGTGATAACACGATGAATGTTGCAGACTCTGAAATCGACGGCTATCTTGCCGCTCGTGGAGTAAGCATCACGTTCTCGCCTGACATGACCGTATTTGGTACACAGAGCGGTGGCGCCATGACAGAGTTCCCAGATTCATTTGACTGGTACCTCTACGCTGAAGGAACATTCTTGTTCCTCGACGGTGGCACATTGGACCTCGGAATTATCCGCGACTCTACACTTGTTGGAACCAACGACTACAAGATGTTCGTTGAAACCTTCGAAGGAATCGCAAAAGTCGGAATTGAATCAATCAAGGTTACATCGACCATCAGCGTCAACGGTGTTGCAGCAGCACTCCGTGACACCACTGGTGGAGCGACTGCAGCCGCGATCGAATACTGATCCGTCTACTAACACATTCGTTGAAGGGGTCGCTCAGTATGTCTGAGCGGCCCCTGACACGGAAAACAAGTACATTTATTTAATAGGTAAGGAACCTAAACATGGCATTTACAGGAGTGTTTACAGCACCGAAGATTACACCATCGGCGTTTGGTCTTCTTGCCGTAGTGAAGCCAGAGAATGGGCCTGACGAAGATAAGTGGATTCGCGGTTTTTCACAAGAGTGGGATACCGATTTATTTTCAGCAAAGCTTTGGGACGACACAGATACGACAGACGATACCGTTGCTTCAAATGCAACACCAAATAGACATGACTATATTAAGCCATTTTTTATTGAAGTTGAAGAAAACATTTCAGCAATGAGTTTTCTTGCAATCGACCGCATTGAAAGAGTTAAGCGTCAGCTCGACGGCGTAACCCAAAAATCAATCGAAAAAGAGCTTTGCGATGGCGTTATTCGTCTTGCAGAGTCTCATGAAAATGAGTATCTTCGCAGTGCAAATGTAACTGTGCTAAATAGCGGAACAGCACTTTCAGCACGCCGCGCGTTGGCGCTTCTTGAGCACTCAATTGCAGCAGCTTCTCCTACAGGAGAGCAAGGTGTAATTCACATGACCCGCGACGTAATGGCAGTTCTTTCAAGTAACAGCAATATGCTATTTCACGACGCAAAAAAAGATCATATTCAAACGATGGGCGGAACTCCTGTTGTTGTTGGGTCTGGATACTCTGGAGACGCCCCGACTGGAGTCACTGGTGCAGGAGCTTCTGCAACAAACAAGTGGATGTATGCGACAGGGACAGTAAAAACGTTTCTTGGCAATATCGACGTTGTAAACGACAATCTTGCTCAGGCATACGACGTGTCTGGTAATCAAAATGACATGCGACTCAAGGCAATCCGCCCAGCGGCGGTGTACTTTGATACGTCAATTCACTTGGCTATCAGAGTTGACTTAACCTCGTAAGATATAAGTATTGACACAGACAACCTAAGAATCCAACAAGGAGAAACAAAAAATGGCAACTCAAGACTACGCCGCCAGCATTCAAGGTGTGTCAATTCGCGTGACACGCTTAGATGCAGCCGGTAACTTATTAAATAGCCCAGGAGACAGCTACACAACAAGTGCTTTTATGCGTGTGTCATTCACTCCTGAGTACGAAGAAGGCGATGAAATTGTAGAAAAGTCAGCAAATGGCATTATCTGCGTTTCCTATAAAGCACCAGACACTTTAAAGAGAGTAACTCTTGAAGTGGCTATTTGTGAGCCAGATCCAGAGCTTACAAATCTTATGTCCGGTGGTCTTTTGCTTCGTAAAAACGTAGGTTCTTTCGCAACTCCAGATCGTAAGAGCATTGGCTGGGCATCTCCAGCAGTTGGTGACGACCCAGCAGGAAATGGTGTAGCTATCGAGTGCTGGTCATTCGCAGTTAAGGACGGCAAGCGTGCAGCTTCACTTCCTTACTTCCATTGGGTGTTCCCATATGCACGTCTTCGCCAGTCCGGTGACCGTGTGATTGAGAACGGCATGATGGCAAGCACTTTTGAAGGCTACGGTCTTGGCAACGTAACGTTCGGCAGTGGCCTTGATGAGCGCTGGGAATTCCCAATTGCCACAGAGCGCCCGTACTCTTATGCACGTGCTTCTTGGGCACCAACTGGCAGAAAGGGTTTTTACGAATGGCACGGAGATCTTTCGAAGTCAATTTCGAACAGTGCTCGCGCCGGTTCAACCGCAACAATCACGACATCAACAGCACACGGTTTCCGTGTAGGAGATGAGGTCACAGTGTCTGGTACAAACGGCAACCCAAGCCTTGAAGGTACATGGACAATTACAGCTGTTCCGACAACAACAACGTTTACCTATACCACGACAACGAGCGGCACGATTACATCCGCTATTGATACTGGTACAGCGCTTGTTCTTGCAAATAGCTGGGCAGTTAATGACTTCCTTTCAGAGGGATCAACTACTGCATACAACACACCTGGTAACTCTGAATACAACGCTGACGAAGCAATTGACTTCATCATCGCTTCGACAGAAGACCCGACATCTTAATAATCAAATAACCGGCGGTAAGCGGCGTGTCTTTAGTATAGAATTACTTAGACGCGTCGCTTCTGCTTTTGCGACAAGAGATACGAGGACAGATGTCAAATCTATGGATTACGCCGGAAGAGCTTGGTATTTACGCTGACACCGAGTTTGCGTACGAAGCGGCAAAAGCTGCTTCATATCTTATGTGGTCGTTGTCTGGCAGAAAATACAGCGGAACAACAACTGTAACAGAGCGATACGTATGCTCTACTCTTTCGTACCGCTATGGCCCGTCAATTCGTAACACCAGAGCTGAACTAGTTCTTGGCGATATCTATAACATGCCATACAGTGACATGGACTCATACACTGCTGTGACTACTGATGGTCTTTCTCCGCAGTCACGACTTCGTCTTCGCGGTAGACCAGTTACTAAAATACACACAATTAGAAACAGAGCAGGTGGAGTAGTTGACCCCAGCAGTTATTACCTAGTAGATCATTCAACAATTCAAGCAGTGTCAGGCGCTATGTGGACTCCGTGTGACATTGAAGTTACGTACACTTACGGAACTGAGCCTCCGGCTCTTGGGCAACTTGCCGCGCGAACTTTAGCATTTGAGTTTTGCAAACTGTGGAATGGCGACGATGACTGTATGCTACCTCAGCGTGTTACGTCAGTTTCTCGTCAGGGTGTTTCGTACACTATTTTAGATAGTCAAGAGTTTATTGACGATCTTAGAACTGGACTATACGTTGTAGACATGTTCCTTAAGTCAGTTAACCCTGATAAGGCTAGAGCTAAGGCTAGAGTATTCACACCGGACGTGCCGAGAGGCCGTAGGTACACTCCTAAGGCCTATAAGCTTGCCGCAAGCAATATGGATATTAGAATTATCCCTGCAGGAGCAGGTGAAGCTGACATAACTCTTGACGAAATAAATGCTCTATTTTTAGTTGAAGAACTCGGGTGGAGCCCATATATTATTGTCCGTAACTACTCGCAAAACACCTCTGTGACTCTTAGCAACGCAGTTGATACTTCTGACCCTACACCGACAAGCATTGTCGTTACAAATAAGCAACTCACTTCTAACGTCGCGACTCTAACAACTAGCACTGCGCACTCGTTAGTGCCTGGAGCTAGCATCTTAGTTGCTGGAGTAGATGCAACATTTAATGGCGCTTACACCGTGCTAAACACTCTCACAACTACAACCTTTACATACGAAAAAACAGCCGCAAATGTCGTAAGTACTGCCTCTTCTGGCACAGTTGTTGCTTCTACTGACGACAGAATTACTATTACAGTTAATTACGATGATGTGCTAAAAACGCTCGGAAAAATTGACCCAGGGACTTACGATCTCTACGCTGACAGAACCTCTGGCAGTGACACAGAAACCGTGTACATTGCCTCGGGAAACATTGACGTTGCGCTAGCGTCTTCAGTAGTTAGTGCTTATACTTTAGGGTAGTTATGGGTATTGTAGATATAGACGATATTTCAGAAGATGTCACTAACATTGTTGACTTTATGGACAATGTTCTTGCCCGTTTAGAAGATGTTTTTGAGTCGTATAACGTTCCGCTTCCGGCAAGACGGTACTGGACTGTTGGCCAGCCAGCAATTGACTGTGAACAGCTCGTCATTACGCTTATTCAAATCTATCTCGGCCCTCCAGGAGATCAAGCCGCATCTCCGCAAAGATGCAATATGCCGAGAACGGCCGTGATGAGTGTAATGATTGCAAGAGAAATTCCAGTGGTTGGTCAAAATGGTAGACCGCCGTCGGCAGAAAAGATCAACGATGCCGCAAAAATATCTGCAATTGATGCGTACACTATGATGCAGTCAATTAATGTCTTTGACGTTTGGGAGCCTGGTGGCTACGGCGTAGGCGTAATTGCAACTGCTGATATTCAAGAGCCGCAAGGTGGCTTTCAAGTTGTTAATCTACAGCTCACGATGGCGATCCCATAATGGCAAAAAACATAGAGATTAAGTTTAAGCCAAACGATAGCGGTCTATATTATACACTAAAAGCCCCCAATGGCACAGTTGGCAGACACCTAAAAACAAGAGCAGAACTTATTCGCAGTCTCGCAAGAGTGCGAGTAGGCAAAAGAACAGGCGCTCTTGCAATGTCGCTATACATTAATCAGACCGTGTTTCTTAACGGGCAAATAATTGAAATTGGATCTAAGCTACCGTACGCGCTTTTTCATCACGAAGGCACTCGCCCTCACGTTATTCACGCGCGACAAGGAGGAACTCTTCGGTTTACTAGCAGCAGCCGAATTGTCTACTCAAGGGCAGTTATGCATCCTGGAACTAAGGCAAATAGGTACCTGGCTGACTCGCTTCCTTTGATACTATAGTAATGACGCGCTATACGTCGACGTGACATCACGACTAATAGATATGGAGAAATTAGATGGCAAGATTTAAAGACTTTGGATCAGGAGCTTCTAACGGCTCAGCACCTGCTGAACTTATTACGTTTAAGCTTCATGATGAAGAATTTACATGCAGGGCTGAAATCCCTGGCAAGACAGTTCTAAACCTTGTTGCAGGGTCGTCAAGCGACAACCCTGGCGAGGCCGTGGCTGTAATTACTGTTTTCTTTAAAACAGTACTTATCCCAGAAAGCTATGAGCGATTTAATGTTCTTGCTGAAGATCCTGATCGTTTAGTGTCTATGGAAACATTAAGCAGCATCATCGAGTGGTTGGTCGAGCAGTATACCGACCGCCCTACGGTGCGGCCAGAAGCTTTGCCGAGTGGGCAATAGACCTCTGGCCGTATGTTAATGGCAAAGCTGTAGCATCTGGGCTCGATCTTACGAGTCTAAATGCAGCAGATCTTATAGACGTTTTTCATTACTATTTTGAAGAAGATGCAAATTTTGCTTCTGGAGAACAAATGGAAGCTCGAGATAAAATGCGTAGCACTATTTATAGAGAGCTGTACCTACGCTCGTATAAGTATGGCTCGTCGTCTTCTACAACTACTGATTTCAGCGCGTTAGATGACCCACTAAACGACGATATACCTACCCCTGTAGACCCAATGGTTAAATCATTCTCTGCTGTAAAACCATTCGTGCCAGCTACTGAAATAAATGAAGGGTCTTCTAAGCCGTTTGGGCGGCTACTTGATGCTCCACTAGGCTAGTTATAGACAGGATAAAATAGTATATGACGCAGCAGAAGGAGGTGAAGAGACATGGCTTTAGTTGGCACAGCAAGCATAAGAATTAGAGCGATTACCACTGACTTTGAAGCTGAGCTAAAGCGTGCAGTTAGTAAAATTCAGTCACTGCAAGGCAGAGGCGACATCGGCGATCTTTTTAAGAATAGCAGGAAATCTTTTGCGCAAATAGGCAGAGAGGCTGATGCAGTTTACGACTCTATCAATGGGCTAGTCACTAAAAGTTACTATTTACAGTCTGCTATTTCTGCGTTAGTGCCTGTTCTTGCTTCGGCTGGCGCAGGTCTATTTGCACTTGGCTCTCAAGCGGCGTCAGCAGGACCGGCTCTTGTAGTATTGCCATCTATGCTCACGGCTATAATGCAAGCAGCCATTACAGCAAAGCTCGCGCTTGGCGGTGTGTTTAAAGCTGTCGGCGAGCTCGGAAGAGCGAAGACTTCCGCTATAGATCAAGTGCCTGCAAAACTTGAAGCATTTCGCTCCGCGCAGGAACGACTAAGACGTTCAACAAAAGCTCTTGAAAAAGCGTATCGCGACGCAAATGAACGAATTGAACAACTTACGTTTAGTATTGAAGACGCAGCAATTGCCGAAACAAGAGCTGCGATGGCTCTTAATGATGCAAGGGCTACGCTTGCTCGAGTTCAAGACTTGCCACCAAACTCAAGGGCACGTAAAGAAGCAGAACTTGCATTTAAAGAAGCGGATCTCAACTATAGAAGAGCCGTAGACACAAGCAAAGATCTTGCAGATGAGCAAAACCGTGTAACTAAAGACGGAACGCTAAATAGCGACGAACAAATAGCGCAATCCGAAGAGGTAGTTAATGCTATCTACGAGAACGAGCAGGCTACTAAAGCTGTTGCAAAAGCACAACTTGAACTAAATAAGGCGCGAAAAGGTAGCGGCGCACTTGATGAATTTAATAAACTGTCAAAAGCAGGGCAAGAATTTGCAAAATTTCTTGCAAATCTTAAGCCAAAGATTCAAGAGCTCAAAGACGCAGCAGGCGAGAAGCTTTTTGCACCATTACAAACTGCAATACAAACTCTTGTTGATAAATTTTTTCCAGTACTAATACCTCTTCTTAAAGACACAGGCGGCGCTTTTGGCAACGCAGCAATTGACTTTGCAAAAGCTGTAACAAGTACTGATAATTTAAAGAACTTTGAGATTGTCGGTAGAACAAATATTGACACGATAGGAAAACTTGGAAAAGTACTTGGCAATCTCTATGGCGTATTTGTGGCTGTTCTTGCAGCGGCAGATCCTTTAATCCGTAGATTTACAGACTGGGTTGTTGCATTAACTGACGGGTGGAGAAACGCCGACATTCTTAAGAATGAAGGCGGCAAACTGACAGATATGTTCAATAAAGCCGGCGATGCTGCCGCGCAATTAGGCGACATTATTGGGAACTTAATTGGCGGTTTGATTAACATGGGCAAGGCCGCGTCTGGCCCTGGCAGCGGCGGACAACTAATCTTCGACGCGTTAGAAAGAAACACACAAAAATTTAAGGACTGGTCAAAGGCTGTTCTTGAAGACGGGTCATTAAAAGAATACTTTAGAGGAGCGTCTGAAAATTTCTTAAAAACAGCCGGAATATTTGGCAAAATATTTAAGATTATTGCTAAGTCTGCTACGCAAGCAGGTACAGGAGAGTTCTTAGATAGCATTTCTCGCGCTGTTGACACACTTGCTGTCGGTTTTGATCATCTTGTCGGAGCAGCTCCCGCATTCGGCAAGTTTATTGAAGGAATGGCAAGATTTATAGTTGCTTTTATGGAGTCTGGTAGTATTATCACATTCTTTGAAGTCCTAACTACAGCAGTAAACTTTGCAGCAAGCATCTTTGAAAACGAGTTTGTGAAAAAAATATTTAACGTACTTGCTGTTTTACACGGTTTTAAGCTTGCGATTATGGTCTTAAAAGGCGTTTTTATAGCATTTGGGTACTATATAATTGGAATGGCTCAGGCGGTGTGGGCGCCGCTTAGCGCCGTGTTCACATTTCTAACAGGCACAATGGGCATGGCGGCGGGCGCAGCAATTGGGCTTATGGCAGGCGTTGCTGCTCTTGTCTACGTGCTTGTTCGTGCATATATGGAAAGTGAGAAGTTTAGAAACGCTCTTGCTGATCTTGGAAAAGCGATTTGGGGCGCGCTTGTTGACGCAGTGAAAGAGGTTCGCGAGGCGTTTAGTAGCATTTTTAGTAGTGGCTCTGGCCAATCAATTACAAACGGTTTTAAAGCTTTTGGAGACTTTCTTGCTGCGTTTATCATACCGCTTTTAAAGGTGCTTATCCCAGCTGCTATTAGTGTTCTAAAAAACGGCATTATCGGATTGATGAAAATAATTGGCGGTGTTATAAAAGTTGTCATGGGTCTTTTTAGTATTATTATGGGAGTTGTTCGCCTTTTTACTGGAGACTTTTCAGGCGCATGGGAAGGCCTGTCTAGCGGTGTAGCTAACATTGTTGGCGGACTAGTTCTAGTAATTAGAGGTATATTCCAAGGACTTATTGCTTTTTTAATTGGTCTTTTTCCGCCGCTGCTTATCCCGTTCGCGCTCGTGCGTCTTGCAATAGCCGCAATTGGCACAGTTCTTAGTTTTGTTTGGAATAACGTCATTAGACCAATTTTTGAAGCGTTTGGTATTGTGTTCCGTCTCGTGTGGGACAGTATCTTATTTTATTTCAATACCATATGGACCATCATTACTACCGCAATTACATTTGCATGGAATAACGTCATTAGACCAATTTTTGAAGCGTTTGGTATTGTGTTCCGTCTCGTGTGGGACAGTATCTTATTTTATTTCAATACCATATGGACCATCATTACTACCGCAATTACATTTGCATGGAATAACGTCATTAGACCAGTGTTTGACGCAATTGGCCGCGTGTTCGGGACCATATGGTCTGGGATTCAAACAGCGTTTAGTCGAGCATGGGACTTTATTACTGGTGCTGTCAGAGGTGCTGTGTCTATCTTTGGCGGAGTGCGCGACACAATTGTTGGTGCATTTA